TGTAATGCCTGCTGCTGCTGTGATTGGATCTATTGGCATTTTTTTGTTTTTTTTGTTTTAATTTTCCACCTGCTTTTGCACTTTCGCAAGCTCTCGTTTGTATTTGGTGTCAATTAGCACTAATATATCAAGAATTATTAGTGCATAGCCTCCTCTTCGAAGGCTTGTTTCCATTGCGCTTTGCTTTTTTTACCGTAACGCCATGTATCGGGCAATTTAACCGTAGTACGGTTAAACTGCCCTCTTGGTTGTTTTTGTTTTGCATTTTTATAATGCGGGGGGTTATTTGAGCGCATTTTGTTCTGCTTTTTCTTCTACGAAGTTCTGGCTTTCGCTCTTTTGCGGCTCACGTCCTGCGGCACGTTGTTGCTCCGCTAGGGAGGTTCTGTGTTCGCCGATTTTTTCTCTGATATATCTTGCATATTCTATGCGTTCCATAGGGTCCATTCTGCTAACGTCTGCAAATTCTTCATCTTCTCCGTAGTAAACGGGAGTAAATGTTGCTACTGATTGACCTCTTGTATATCGTTGTACTAGTTCTTGTAATGACAAAGTCATATCTGGTACTGTTTGTGATGGAGACAAAAAGGATTTTATCTCCTGCTCTGTTTTCTTGTTGTTGTATGTAAATGGTGTTCTAAATTTTGTTTCGCCCTTCTTGGGCTCTTTTTGCGTGGATTGCGATTCTGTGTGCAACTCCTGATTCTTTTTGTTGGTCATAACCTTCTAATGTTTGGTTTTCTGTATAGTACTGTTGTTTTTTTTGATTTTCTATTTCTGTAAATTTTTGGGCTAATTTGTCTGCCTGTTCTCTAAGCTGTTTTTCTGTCCAAATTTTTTGTCTATAGTACCTGGGAAGTGATATTTTCTTTCCGTCTTCCAATGTTAAGTAATTTCTTTCAATATCTGCTCTATGATATCTAATTATTTTTTCAGATAAATAATTTAATCCTAATTTTTTGCTCATTAAACTAAATTCTGGTATCCTATCGTCGTTTTGATGCATAGGAATTATTTTTCCTTTGTTAATGTACTTTGCTGTATATGCTGCAGATGCTTCTGTGAGTTCTCCAATGTGTACTTCTCCTTTATCCCAAGATTTATGAATAAGGTTAATATCTGCATTGAATAATATGATGTGATAATGAGGCCTGAACGTTTTGCTGCCATATTCTCCTGCTAAATAATATTTTATAACTACCTCTTTGGGGTGTGCCTTCCTAAGTTTTTTAAAATAGAGTTGTACGTCTCTTTTATCCAGTGTAAGATATCCTCGTTTTGTAATAGGTACGAAGCGGGTATCATAAGTAAGAGTAACGAAATGAGAGGTATTAGCATTTTTTGCGTGTTGTTTTAAACGAAATGTCCAGACGCTAGTGCGTCTGGACAAACACGCTGGACACTTTCCACAAGGTACCGGAACCTGCCGGTCGTTGCTGTAGATTGGGTAGCGTGGGTTGTTTACGTGAAATGGAGTATCACAAGCCATTAGAATGATGGCGTGCCGTACTTCGGCATCTTACGTATTGCCTTAATATTGTTGAAAATATGTGCATAAATATTGTCAACTTCTGGGTCTTCTACTGCAAATATACGAGTTGAAGGTTCACATGAAATAAAGTCTCCATTAAGATTGGGTTCTTCGGCAAATATTCTACCTAAGTGCCAGTAATCTAGTGATGTTTTCATTTCTCCTGCTACCCTTGAATTTAGGTATTTGTATTCGGCATATCGTGGTACATATCCAAAAGTAGTATCTCCAAATTCTGATGAACCGTATATTTCTTTTGCTTTTACCTCTTGTTCGCCAATATTGGCAAATGTTGGCCAGTAAAAGTCTAGTCTATCAAATTTGTTTAGTGATCGGTGTAATCCCTGCTGATATGCTGTGTCAGGTGTAACAGATATAAGACCGATAATCCAACCATGTTCTTCTACATTATATTGAAACTCGTTTCCTCCTGATACTGATATACCGTGTCCTGCCATTTGACCTACTGGTGCTGTGGTTTCTGCTGTACTTAGTACTTCGCTAATTACCATTTTACCTTTTGAACCGCCCAGGTATTCTGGTCGTTGAAGTCTTGCATCTGATGATTTTACTCCAAAGTGTGCAAGAATTGATTCGATATAACGAGTACCGCCTCTTGCATTTCTTTCTAACCATTCTTGAAGTCTAAATGCTCTACGAAGTGAATTTATATCTGCCGCTTCTGCTGTTAGTTCTGAAGTTTTGGCTTTTAAATTTTTGCTATTATCAATACCAAGCAAATTTGTTCCTGTAGAATCAGTTAATAATCCACTTTGACCATAAGCTGTTTGTGAATACATCCCTACTACATCAACAGGGGACCCATCAGTTAATACGGTTCTAGAAACATTGTCTAATATAGATGCATTTTCAACATATTCTACACCTACATCTGTAAAGTCTCCAAGAGGAATAGTTACTGCATCTCCTTTTTGAGCCCAAGGCAAACATGAAGTAAAATAATCATGTTGCCAAGCTCTTTGTCTTACTGCGCTTTTTGCGTATGAAGTTGCTGAGGTTCCAAATGCTGCATTTTCTCCATCTGTTAAAGAGTCTACTAGTTCAGATTGCAAATTCTGGTCACGGTAATATTCGTTCCATATTTTATTGTATGCTGCAATACTTAGAGGGCTAAATGTTTGAGCGTTTCTATCTGGATATACATAACCGTTTGGTGTTGCTTCGGTTGGGAGTCCTAAATAATCCCCTAATGACTTTACTGGAATATCATAGAAATATGAGTAAGGTGCAACTACGTCTAGATTCCCTGTAATCCATTGTTCCCAGTTAGGCCATAGTATACGATTTGGTACAAAGAAATAGTGAGTTGTAACATTTACTTTGTGCATTACTGGGGCAATAAGTGGGGCAAATCTTAGCATTGTTTCAGTACTAATTTTGACTTTATCTCCTGGTACACAATCCATTACACATGTTGGGTATAATCCACCCATTTTAAACGACATTTTCACATCGTGTGAAAGGTCGAATACATTGCTACCAATTTTTGGTAGCTGAATCGAGTTGAATAAATTTGCTTTTGCCATTATAGTCTAATGCCTCCTCTTTTAACTAGATAAGTGTTGTTTCTTTTTCGGCCATAGCCTCCTCTTTTGCGGCCTCTGCCGCGTCTTCTGCTGTATCGCATAACGTTTGTTTGTTTTGGTTAATAATATGTAAATGAGTAATCTGTAACAATGATAATACTGAATCGTATCTTGAAATAGCAAGGGATTGCATTTTCTGGTCTTTACACTCTTGGTTGATTTGATTAATAAGCTTGAGAGCTTGTTTTCTCATATTTGTTGAAGTTTCTTTAAAATAGTTCATTTTTTGAATTTGTTATAAAAGTAATGCATTGTTCCCATATTTGTTCCAAAGGTAGAACCTGATTCTTTTTTATATGGGTTACTAAGCCAATCTCTTGTCTGTGTTCCTATACCTTTAAAGCTAGTTGATTGTCCTGTAAGTCCTTCTATAAATTGAGCTAATGCTCTTGCCCATAGCGGGTCCCATTTAAAGATACCTTGTGAAGCTAAGTCTTCTTCAAATTCTTTTAATCTGTAATCTTGTTTTAAATTTTTTATAGTTTGTAATATTTGTTCTCTTTGTGCTTGAGAAGAAGCTGTATCAGCTTTCATTTTTAATACTGTCTCTGCTGCAATAGCTAAAGTTGGTGCTTGCATTGCTGCTTTTCTTTCATTTTCTGACAGTGTAAACTGAGTGTTAGCTCTTTTTTGTTCTAAGTCAGCTGTCGCTGCATCTACACTTGTTTGAAAGTTTGTTTCTGCTAGTTGATTGTTAATGTTATATCCTTTTGTCTGTGATGCTGTAGCCAGTGTTTGTGCTGCTAATAAAGCATTTTCTTGGGATATTTTTGTATTGGTTGCTTTTAAATTGTCATACTGAGCCTGTTTAATTTTTGTATCAAAGTAACCTTGTACTAATCCAGTCCCTATACTACCAAAATCTGGTGTCCTGAATTGTCCTCCTTGTACATCGGGTGTTGATATGTTTCCTGCAGGTTGTACGGCTCCGCCTTTGTCATATACCATATTTGGATTTAATCCTGCAGCTTTAAGTCTTTCCATTTGTGCTTGTGGACT